CCCCCTAAGAGAGAGAATATATATATCCCCCAACTCTAAATCTCTTTCCCCTTAGCCGGGACAGTATAGCCGTATTCGTAGCGGGGACAGTATAGCCGGAGATCAGCCAGGAGGTATTCGTCAGTAGGGAATGGAGGACGCCGTCAGGAGGGGCGGAGAGTAGCCGGAAGACATAAAAACTACGGGCTGTTTTCCCGCGCGCGCGACTGCCGGCGGCCAGCTCCGGCCGGGGTCCGCCGCCGATCCGCTGCCGATCTGGCCGGTGGGAGGGTCGAATCACGATAAATACATATTAAACGAGATTCGGGGGACCATATTCTGGCAAATCGGCGGTATTCTCGGGGGATTCGGGGCGGATCAGGAGGGGCGGCAGGTCCTCGGGGCGTGAGTCCGTGGACGGCGAACAATCGGCAGCCATGGCCGGCGCCGGGAGGGGGAGGGCCGCCGTCAATAACCCCCGCCGCGGGGCGTGGTGGGTGGTCCTGGCGCGGCATCGTTTCGGGATCGGGCAACGCAGGGAGGGGGAGGAAAAGGTGGGGGTCGTGCGTATATGATATATATTTATATTTCACACACTCCCCAGACCGCTCGGCCAGATTCACGGGGCTTGCGGGGACGGGGGGGCGGCGGAAAAGAGGGGGCGGGGTTTTGCGAACACGCCGCCGAAAAATTATAAAACGCTCGGGCGGGGTTTGTTATGGTAGTATACGGGGTTCATACGGTAGTGATGAAGGATTGACAAATGGCGAATACTGCTTATAGGTTGGAGGCTGAGAGAATAGGCTGACTGTATCTTACGGTGGTTTGACGGATGCAGAAGACTGAGTACGCGAAAGTGAAGAACGGGCGGGTAGTCTGCCCGAGATGCGGCGCGTTGCTGGCGAAGATCTACTACGGGGCGGAGGCCCACGGGGTAGAGCTATGGTGCCAGCGATGCAAGGGACCGAGGATGCTGGAGACGAAGAGCTCCTTTAGAGAGTCGTGACGGGGATGTTGCGGCTCGTTTTGCTATAACGGGGAGGAGGTAGAGCGATGCCTGCGGGTAGACCGAGGAAATACAAGGACGCGGCCGCGATGCGGGCGGCTGTCGAAGCGTGGATGGCAGAGCAGGAGGCGAAGGGCGAGTTCCCTGACGAAGCGGGGATGATCCTGGCTTTGGGCCTGAAGAAGCGGATGATCGAGCGCTACTGTTCGGAGACGGAGAACCCGGAAGACTGGCGGGAGTACAAGGACATCTTCGAGGACGCGAAGCTGGAGAGGGAGCACTTTTTAGTGACGCGGATGGTGAAGGACAACAAGCTGGCGCAGGGCTGTCTGAACGCTTTGAAGCAGCCGGCGAACGGCGGATACATCGACCGGCCTCTGGACACCGGCAAGGTGGAAGTGACCTTGAAGGTGAGCGGGATCGGCGGGATGGACAAGTTCGGATAAAGGACTGGGGTATTAAATGCCAAGACAGAGACGCATCCAGGGCGAAAGGGAAGTGGGGATAGACTGGGGGACAGTCAACCCGAAACAGATGCAGTTTTTGGATGCCCGGACGTTCTTTGTCTGCTATGGCGGGGCAAGGGGCGGCGGGAAATCCCATGTCATCCGGCTGAAGGCCGTGGGCATGTGCGCGAAGTTCCCGGGGATCCGGGTGCTGATGGTGCGCTGCCACTACAACGAGCTGGAAGAAAACCTTGTGCGGCCGATACAGAACTGGGTGCCTGAGGAGCTGTACTCGTACAACAACACGAGCCATATCATGACGTTCTGGAACGGGTCGGTTATTAAGTTCGGCCACTACGACGGCGACGACGCCGAGCACGAATACCAGGGCCTCGAATATGACGTGGTGTTCATCGACGAGGCGACGCAGCTGAGCGAGCGGGCGTTCAACATCCTGCAGGGCTGTATCCGCGGCGTGAACGACTTCCCGAAGCGGATGTACCTGACGTGCAACCCGGGCGGGGTCGGGCACAGGTGGGTCAAGCGCCTGTTCATCGACAGACAGTACCGCAACGACCCGTCGGACCCGGAGCGCAACGAGAACCCGGAGGACTACACGTTCATCTTCGCGACTGTCGAGGACAACGAGTTTATGCTCAAATCCTCGCCGCGCTACCTGCAGCAGCTTGCGAACATGCCGGAGGACATCCGGCGGGCGTGGCGCTACGGCGACTGGGACGCGCTGGGCGGGAACTACTTCAAGGAGTTCGCCGAAGAGAAGCATTGTCTGAAGCCGTTCCGGATCCCGGACCACTGGCCGCGGTACCGCTCGTTTGACTACGGTCTCGATATGTTCGCCTGCTTCTGGTGGGCGGTGGACGAAGACGGGCGGAGCTGGTGCTATCGGGAGTACGAGCACAGCGATCTCATCGTGCAGGACGCGGCGAACGCGGCGAAGACGCACACGCTGCCCGGCGAGAAGATCGTGATCACCTACGCGCCGCCGGACGTGTGGAACCGGCAGAAGGACACGGGCAAGGCGATGGCGCAGATGTTCATGGAGAACGGGCTGCCCATCGTCAAGGCGGACAACAACCGGGTGCAGGGGCACATGATCATGAAGGACATGCTGTCGCCGGTGCCGCTGAACGACCCGTATGTGAAGGGTCTGTACAACGGGAAGGCGCCGAAGAGCCTGCCGGCATTGATGTTCTTCAGCGATCTGGGGAACGTCATCAGCGATATCCGGGACATCCAGGCGGACGAGAACAACCCGAACGACTGCGCGAAGACGCCGCACGACGTGACGCACACGGTCGACGGGATCAGGTACTACTGCATCAGCCGGACGCTGGCTGCGGAGGCGCAGAAGAGCAAGCTGGACGATTTCTCCGACTACCTCGAGGACGAGGAGGTCGGTTATCAGGACTACATGTGCGGCGGGTCACCGACTTCGGCGTACATCGGGGCATAGGAGGAAGACATGTACGGAATAGCGGCGATCCTGATCGGCATAGCGGCCTGCCTGTTCGGGGCGGCGGCGGTGCTGCGGGCGATAGGGCTGCGCGTAAAGGAGCCGGAGCGGGAGCTGACGGAGGAGGAAAAGGAGAACATCCGCGCCTCGACGAGGGCAAGCGAATCCTACGCCAAGGCCGTCGAGCGTCTGACCGTGTTCGGAAACGCGGGAGGTGACAGTCTGTGAGAAAAGACAAAGACGAGCGCGAAGAGCGCGAAGAAGACGGCCTCGGCCCGTTTTTCGGCAAGTACAAGCCAGACTGCCGGAGCGCATGGCGGCTGTACAAAAAAGGCATCGACTTCAACAACTCCATCAACCTGGAAGATACCGTCAAGACGAACGAGAACTTTTTTATCGGGAAACAGTGGGAAGGCATCCAGGCGAACGGGCTGCCGACACCGCAGTTCAACTTTTTCAAGAGGGTCGTGGGCTTCATCGTCGCGTCCATCACGAGCGACAACCTCAAGGTGAACGCCACGGCGCTGGAGGCGACGGAGAACACGGCCGAGCTGGAGGCGATGGTCCGGGCTGTCAACGACGAGTTCGAGGCCATCATGGAGCGGGAGAACATCCCGAGCCTCGCCAGGGAGTTTGCCCGGAACGCGGCGGTGGACGGCGACGGCTGCCTGTACACGTTCTGGGACGACAAGGCCGAGACAGGCCAGAAAGCCAAGGGCCGCGTCCGCACGGAGATCGTGGAGAACGACAGGGTTTACTTCGGCAACCCGAACGACCGGCGCGTCCAGACCCAGCCGTGGATCATCATCGCCAAGCGGGAGATCACGCGCTGCCTGCGGAAGAAGGCCAAGAAGAACGGCATCGAGGACTGGGAGGACATCCGGGACGACGATGACGACAACCTGAGTATGGACGAGGCCAAGCGCTCCGACGACAAATGCACGGAGCTGCTGCTGCTCTGGCGCGACGAGGACAGCGGCGAGATCTGGGCCTACGAGACGACGGAGACCTGCGCCACGAAGGAGCCGTGGAACACGGGGCTGACGCTGTATCCCATCTGCTGGCTCAACTGGGACTACGTCCGCGACTGCTATCACGGGCAGGCCATGATCACCGGTCTGATCCCGAATCAGGAGTTTGTCAACCGCGGCTGGGCCATGAGCATGGTGAGCCTGCTGCGCAGCGGCTTCCCGACGAAGGTCTACGACAGCACCCGTATCAAGCACCTCGACAACAGGGTCGGCGCTGCCATCGGCATTCCCGGCGGCGACGTCACGAACGCCATCAAGGTCATAGACCCGCCGTCCATCTCCCCGCAGGTCGGGCAGTATCTACAACTTGCCGTTGACCAGACGGAGCAGATGCTCGGCGCGACGAGCGTGGCCCTCGGCGACACCCGCCCGGACAACACCTCCGCCATCATCGCCCTGCAGCGTGCGGCGGCGACACCGACGGAGCTGACGAAGCAGAATCTCTACAAGGCAATCGAAGACCTGTTCAGGATCTACCTGGAGTTCATGGCCGAGTACTACGGCAAGCGGAAGATCGACATGAAGATGCCGGACGACCTCGTCCAGAGAGCCGCCATGCTGGGGATGCCGCTGCCGGAGGAGATGCCCACCAGTTTTGACTTCGGGCAGCTGAAGGACCATCCCATGACTTTAAAACTGGACATAGGAGCATCCTCGTACTACAGCGAGATCGCGAGCCTCAACACGCTGGACAATCTGCTGCAGAACAACCGCATCACGGCGGTGCAGTACCTCGAGCGCGTCCCGGACGGGCACATCCCCGGACGGCGGAAGCTGATCGAGGAACTCAAGCAGATGGAGGCCCAGCAGGCGGCGATGGCACAGCAGCAGGCGCAGCCGCAGGGCGGCGGGAGCCTCGACCAGAACCAGAGACCCGAGCTGCCGCAGGGCGGCGGATACTCCGCGCTGCAGCGGAAAATAAACGAAGCCGGCACGACTGCCGGACTGATCTGAGGAGGTGGGGCCTATGTCTGACGCGATCATCGTCGCCCTGATCACGGGCGGCATCTCCCTGTTCGGCTCCGTCCTCGCCATCATCTCCACAAGCAGGAGACAGACGGCGGAGATGGAAAAGCAGATGGCCATCATGCAGACGCAGATGACCACGATGAAAAACGATATCCAGAGCCATAACCGCTACGCACAGATGTTTTCAGAGAACATCCCGGCGATCAAGCAGCACATGTCCGACATGGACAGGCGCATGGAAGTTTTGGAGAGGAGGACAGCATGAAACTGCCTGACAAAGTTTATCTGGTGCTCAAATGGCTGGTTTTGATCTGCATCCCGGCCTGCACGACCGCTTTTGTGGGACTGGACAAGATCTTTGGCTGGGGCTACGGCGAAGTCGTCGCACAGGTCTCCGCCATCATCTGCACCCTGATCGGTGCGCTTGTCGGCATCAGCACGGCGACGTACTACCAGGACAAGTAAA